GAGCAATCCCCTCTTCTTTTTATAGGTTTCGTTCCCAGGTTTACATATATACCTTGCCAGCAGTCGAATGATAGCTTATCATACTCGGCAAAATCCCTCAAAATTATTGATCTAACCAAAGATAGGGCTTTGGACGAACCTAGGAGAATTAATGGAACTAACCGTATCTGTTGAAGAATTGAGAAAGCATAAGGTTTTTATTGCCACCCCAATGTATGGTGGACAGAATGCAGGACTCTTTATGAAGTCCTGTCTTGACCTTCAGACACTACTAAATCACTATGGTATTGAGAATCGATTCTCGTTTCTCTTTAATGAAAGCTTGATCCCCAGAGCTAGAAACTATCTGACAGACGAATTTTTGCGTTCTGGATACACTCACTTGCTATTTCTAGACTCAGACATTCACTTTGATCCAAATGACGTAATGACTTTGCTTGCACTTGACAAGGACATCATCGGAGGTCCTTACCCAAAGAAAGCGATTAATTGGGCCAATATCAAGCGCGCGATTCAGAAGAATCCTAACATTGAGCCAGGTGAGCTTGAGAAAGTAGCTGGTGATTATGTTTTCAATCCAATCCCAGGGACAAAAGACTTTCAGGTGACAGAACCTCTACAGGTTATGGAAATTGGTACTGGTTTTATGATGGTCAAGAGACGAGTCTTTGAGAAGTTCAAAGAAGAGTATCCACATCTAAGATATAAACCAGATCATGCGGGTCAGGCTAATTTTGATGGTCAGAGATACATTCATGCTTACTTTGATACGGTTATTGATCCAGACTCACACAGATACCTTTCAGAGGATTACTTCTTCTGTCAGTATGCTAGAGCGATTGGAATAGAGGTATGGATTTGTCCATGGTTCAAGACTGGGCATGTAGGAACTTATCAGTTCACGGGTGATCTTGGAGCAGTCGCACAGTTGACAGGCTCCTTATAAACAAAGGAGAAAATATGGGAACCAATATTATTGGTTTAGTTGGATTCATAGGAAGTGGCAAAAACTCGGTTGCGGATATCTTGATTCGCAACCATTCATTTGAAAAAGAATCGTTTGCAGCACCACTTAAAGATGCTTGTTCGGTGATTTTTAAATGGGATCGCACCCTTCTTGAGGGTGACACAGAAGAATCGCGACTATTTCGCGAAACCCCAGATGCATTCTGGTCAGAGAAGATGGGTAAGAATTTCACCCCACGACTCGCAATGCAATTAATGGGAACCCAAGTTGGTAGAAATATCTTCTATGAAGACCTTTGGGTTGATGCTCTTATCAAGAGAATAAACTTTAAATCTACCACAAATTCGATCCTTCGTCAAGAGACGAATATCGTTATTTCTGATGTAAGATTCCCAAACGAAATTGACAAAATTCGAGAAATAGGAGGTAGGGTCTATCGTGTCATCAGAGGACCAGACCCAGAATGGTTCTGGACAGCTTTCGGAACTAACAGGAATTCCATTGACAATACATCATCAATGACGGTAAAATATCCAGATATACACTATTCTGAATGGGCATGGATTGGTCATGAAATCGATGGTGTAATTAAGAATAATCATGGTCTTGTCGAACTAGAACATGAGGTAAATGAGTTAATCAACAAAGGTGAATAATAATGAAACTATCGGCTACCACAATTGCTATTCTCAAGAACTTTTCCTCCATTGGTGTAAAAGTTTCCCTACTTCTGAAACCAGGTAAGGTTCAGTCAATCATCGATAAGGACGCGACTATCTATGCAGAAGCGACCTTCGAAGAAGATTTTCCAGTTGAATTTGGAATCTCGGACATTCCAGCATTCGTCAACAATCTATCACTCTTCAAAGACCCAGAAATCACATTTGAATCATCTTCTGTTGCAGTGATTGGTGATTCTGATTTCAACATTTCATACCGAGGGTCAAGTCCTAAAATCATCTTGTCTCCTCCAGAGAACATTAAAGACGTTCTCAAGATAGACAGACCAGACGCAACATTCTGGCTTTCTTCTGATGCTCTTTCACGTATTATCAAGGTATCATCTCTAAATTCTTTTCCAAACATTGCTATTATTGGTAAGAATGGTGATCTATTCATGAAAGCATTCGATAAAGAGAATGATCTATCAAATACTGCTTTGGTGAAGATTGCACTAAACACTGGATCAGACTTCAGTGCAATTTTTAAGACTGATTATCTGAATAAGTTACTACCACAAGACTATGAAGTTGAATTGAACCTTCAGGGGTTCGCTAAGTTTAGCAGTAAGAATCTCTCTTACACAATCTCAATGGAAGCATAATTATGACAAAAGAACTAGTGATTGCAAATCTACCAGAAGAACAGCGACAGAAAATTCGTAAGTCTGTTAAGGAAATCTCAGACTCTCTACAGCGTATTGCAGACGAGAGAGAATTCATCAAATCGGTGCTTGAGACGACCGAGGAGTTGGGAGTAGATAAGAAGATCATTCGAAAAGCAGCAAAGACGCTTTTCAAAGGATCATATGCACAAGAAAAGGATGAAAACGCATATTTCGAAGAAGTGTTCGATAATGTAATCCTGAAGGTATAGAGAGTGAAGAACCTTCTAGGTCGGCAGATCATGTTTTCCAATGATTATGCCAAAATGATCAGCACAGAGTTGAATGCAAAAATTTGGACCCCGGTTTATTTCAAAGAGACTCAAACCGGGGTCCAACCAGAAGTACCGAATCATGTTGAATTACCTAACCAAAAAGGTATAGTACTGATAGGCACAAAAGTCAATAATAAACCGATCTGTGTTTGTTCTGGTTCTATCTATTATAGAGTTTACAGATTTGGTAAAGAGATTACGAAAAAATCTAGAAATGATGAATCTCACCCAGCGGCAAACAAGTTTCGTCGTGATGGTGGTGACCCAAATTCAATCATTTTTAAGTATGTACTCTTCTCGGAACTTAGAGACATCGATTTAGATTATACTACTCAGATACGAAAAGAACTTGTAAGACTATACGAAACACCGTATAATGAGTGATTATACTGTAACCCGTATAAAAGGAAATGATAATGGATGAATTTATTTGGAGTCAGAAATACAGACCAAAGAAAGTATCGGAGACGATTCTACCAGATCGTATCAAGAAAGTGTTTCAAGGATACGTTGATGCAGATCAAATTCCAAACCTGATCTTGTTTGGTCCACCTGGAGTAGGTAAAACAACTGTTGCAATCGCAATGTGTGAAGAGCTTCAGATTAACTATTTGAAAATTAATGCTTCTTCTGAGAGGGGTATTGATACTCTTCGTATGCGCGTCGTTTCATATGCGTCTACAATGTCATTTACAGGTAAACCAAAGGTTATCATTCTCGATGAAGCTGATGCACTTACAAACGAAGCTCAAGACGCTCTAAAGGGTGTCATTGAAGAATTTTCACATAACACTACGTTCATCCTGACATGTAATCATAAAGCACGTCTGAATGAAGCAATTCATTCAAGAACGTCTCATGTTGATTTCAGGCTCCAGTCTACCGAAAAGCCTGGGATTGCATCAGAACTTTTCAAACGTCTCAGAGAGATTCTGACAGCCGAGAATGTGAAGTTTGAAGACGAGATTCTGGTAAAGATCATCAACAAGTACTTTCCAGATTTTAGACGCACGCTCAATGAGCTTCAGACTTTATCTAGAACTGGTGATATTGATGCGTCTGTTCTATCAAAGCTTTCGGATATCAAGAACATCAAAGAACTGATGAAAAACCTCAAAGACAAGGATTTCACTCAGATGCGAAAGTGGGTTGTTGTAAATATGGATAATGATCCCAATGCAATCTTTCGCAAGATTTATGATGCATTCTATTCATATCTGGAACCAGCTTCTATTCCATCAGCAGTAATCATTCTTGCCAAGTATGAGTATCAGTCGGCATTCGCTGTTGACCCAGAGATAAATCTTGTTGCTTGTTTGACTGAATTGATGATAGACTGTCAGATCAAGGACTAAAATGGAAAGAACATTTGAACATATGACTTCTCTCGGTAAACTCGGAGAGAAGTCGGTATATGATTACCTAAAATCTAAAGGTGAAGATGTATCATATTCTTCTGATGCATATGATCAGGAACGAGACTTATTTTGGAATAAAAACAATCTTGAAGTGAAGACACAAGTACCGTACTATACGAGGAAAGCCTTTACGTTTCGTAAGAATCAATTCAGTAAGTGTTCTCAACCGAATACAATTGTTGCATTCGTCTCAGTTCCAGCAGATTTTTATTCTGAACCAAAAGTTGACGGAAAAGTCTTCTTCATAAAAGGTTCTGAAGTGCAGAAACTAATCAACTCAACGTCTGTCACCAAAGACAATAGACAGATGGTTGAGATTCCATTCAACCATCCAGAACTCAAAGAAATCTATAGACTCTCCCCTCTAGAAATTAAAAACATGAAGAATTCATCTGCATCGGATGCAATAACATGAATCTATTTAAAGACGTAATCCCATCTATTCTTGTAACTGGTAAGCCTATACTTACTGAAGAGAGGGACTATGTTCCTTTTCAGGTGAATGTAGCTTTATCGTTACATTTTGATACCGTATTGTATGCAAATACAATGAACCTAAATAGTCATATCTCAAAGAAAATGCAGTATGATTATTTAATCAATAAGGTACGTCACTACAAACGT